TTTATCCTTGGAAACTTGAGTAAGCACCCTGAGTTCCTGCCCAGAATAATCGCAGACCAAGAGAGTTTTACCTTCTGGAGCAATAATTGTTCCTCTGAAATCAACAGGATACTCTGCTTGCTCTTTAGGGGATTGTTGAAGATTAGGTTTGGAACAACTTAACCGGCCTGTCCTGGCTACGCAATTATGGAATCCTGCGTGTACCCTACCATCAATATCAACATAACCTGGGAATGGTTCAAGGAAACCCTGACTCAATTTTGTGGCTATTTTATACTGTTTAAGTAGGTCAATAAACTTATGCTGACCTTTCAGTTTGAGTAATGACGCCTTACCCACACTTGGGTTCCCACTTTCTGTAAGCTCATCAATAGTCAAACCAAGCTTATGTTGAATAATGTTTACCAAGTCTTTTGAACTACGCATATTTACACCAGACATTATTTCTTTTTCATCACTAAAAAACAGATTTTGAGTCTGATATTTTATACCTGCCAAATCTCTTAATTTATACTCCATATAGGTAATGTCTCTGGAAACTTTGACCGACAGTTTGTCAATTTCATCCAAGTCAAACAGCACTCCATTTATAGCCAGGTCCATCAGAACAAACTGGAACGGCATTTCAATCTCGTAGAAAAGCTTATCAAGTTTTTGCTGGTATAATTTTTTGTTGAATATTTCATGTAACTGCCAAGTCCAGATTGCATCATTTGTGGCATATTCAATAAACTCAGGTGTATCAAAACCCCGCCTCGAAGCTTGCTCGTAAGTTTTTGTGTTTGTTTGGTTTAGGTATTTTCTTGCCAGATACTTTAACCCAACAGGAAGGTTCTCATTGATAAGATGTGCGGCGGTCATAGTACAAAAAATGTCAGGAGTTATTTTTCTGCAACCTATTTTGTGCAATACCTTTAGGTCAAAAGGTGCTCCGTGAAATATGAGTTTTTGAAAAGCTGGATGATTTTCCAAACAATCTTTTAAAAGCTCCAAAATAGCATTACGTTCAGGATTTTCCCATACATTTACATAACAAGCTCTTTCGCCATCACAGAGGCTAAAACCTCTGAGGTCCAGTTTACAGTAACTCAAGTCTGTAGTCTCAGTGTCCAGAGCCATTTTATTTGACCTGATGGCCCTCACCCAAAGAACAAATTGACTATATGCTGTGATGTATTCTCTCTCTACCATAAGTGATACCCATAGCCTCTAATGATTAAAGAAGGTTTCCTTTTTTCATTTTTAATTTCTCTCAGACAATATTGACATACTGGAAAAACATGCTTTGGAAAATTCTTATCATAAGGAAACTCTGACAAAGGGAGTTCTTCCCTACATTCCCAACAGTCCGTCAAATCATCGTCTCTAATCATTGTCTTTCTTACTTATAAGGTAATTATTTTTTTGATTTTTAATATAAAACAATATCTCTGCGTCCCAATATTTTCTAAACTTTCTTTCGTTAGAGTATTCTTTTAACCAATATTTAATTTTCTGTATTAAATTTTTCATACCCGTATTATACCATAATCGAGAGTCAAAGTCAAGAAAAAAATGAGATTTTTTAAAATTTATTTTCGCAGAGAAATAAAATCCTGTTTTTGTATTAGTTGTTATATTATATGATTACTTGGTTAATATATCAAAGCTCTCATCCCTGCGAGCTTTTCATACAACCAAGTGGTTTTATTAAGATTTATCGAACAAACCAATATAACTCGCATCCTTGCTCGTTAGGTAAGAATATCTTTATACATCTATTATACCATAATTGAAGAACTTTGTCAAGGAAAAAATAAAATAAATCTGCCTAAAAGTGCAGATTGCGTGAGAATTGTTTAACTCTTATCCCTACAATCATTATAACCAATATAACCTATCATTGTATTAAGAAAACATTAAGATTATATTAAGACAAGGGTAAGACTATAACGATTATAACGATTATACCAGTCGTGGGTCATATAGTGTTAAAATATTTGTAAAATATTAAGAATTTTTAAAGATTTGTCTTGACTTTGGGTGTAATTTATGGTATAATAGAGGTATGAAAAAATTTAAATTTTTAAAAAGGCCAAACGGGGGATAGCAGACCGATATAGAAGGTCGCTCCCCCCAGGCCAAATCTTAATATTTTGCAGGGGACAGAATGAAACAATGTGAGCGATGTAACGAAACCAAACCTGCCTCAGATTTTCACCAGAGAGAGGACAAGGTTGGACTATATGCGTGGTGCAAGAGTTGTATGTGGAAAGAGGGAAGGCAGATAACAACCAGGTCGAGTAGGTTACAGATGCAGACGGGGTATATAAATTAGATGGCTGGACCTGCTCAAAAAAATTGTTCTAAGTGCGGTGAGAATAAATCTTTAGATAGTTTTTATAAAAATAGAACAAAAAAGTATGGTGTTTGCTCGGAATGTAAGGAGTGTTCAAATAAGGCCAATAGGTCTTATGTCAAACGCAATAAGCAAAAGTATTTAAATTATCAAAAGAAGTACCACCAAGAGCACAGATTAGAGCACAGAAGTCAAAATCTTAAGCAGAATTATGGAATATCTTTAAAAGAATGGGAAGTTTTATTTAAAAAACAGCAGGGAAGATGTGCAATTTGTAAGACTCATCAAGCAGAGTTAAAAAGACGCTTGGATGTTGACCACAATCATTTGACGGGGAAAGTCAGAAATTTGTTGTGTAGCCGATGCAATAGAGTTATTGGAGGAGCTAATGAGGATATTGGCCTTTTAAAGAATATTATCAAGTATCTGGAAAAACATAATGGCTGAGAAATTAAAGGGACCAAGAAAACCAACAAGCAAGAAGGAAGCAAAGAAAGAGGATTATAAAGATTGGGATGATGGTGTTAAGCGATATAAAGTAAGAAAGCGTGCTAAGTTTAATTATAATTTTGTAGCTGTAGCAGCCAGGTTGATAGCTGCGGGGCATACTGAGTCTGACATAGGTTATGTGCTCGGAGTGAAAAAAAGCACTGTTGCTGGATGGAAGCAGAGATACCCACAATTTAAAGCAGCTTGTGATAACGGTAAGACAATGGCAAGGAATTACCTTGTCTCCAAGGGGCTTCGGGCTGCGGGTGGTTATGATTATTCAGAAGAAACCTTTGAACTGAGGAATGTCGAGGGGGAAGAAGAAAAACAATTAGTGCTTATCAAGAAGGTGAATAAACATCAGAAACCAGACGGAAATCTTTTACAGTTTTTCCTAACTAATATGGACCCTGAGAATTTTACTTTTACGAAAAATATAAAAATCGACCAGACCAATAAGCCAATGAACTTAGAGCTTACTGGTCAAATTGAATCAAAACAGATAAAAGAGTTCGCTGGCAAGTTGTTGGCTGCTGCGGACAAGTTAGATAAAAAGAAAAAAGTGAAAAGTACAGTAATAGATGTTTAGAGAATTTGACTCACCAGAGTCTTTTTTAAAAATTATTCCGACAGGGTTGAGGGAAAACATCCAATTTAGGATGGACTTACATTCTCTTATTGCTACCGATGTGGGCCTACAGAAGGTCTTTTTGGAAATGTGTTTTCAAAAACCGGAGATTTATTTTAATACTTGTTGTTTTACTTATGACCCACGACAGCCAAGAGGTTACGTGAACCGTCCTTTTATTTTAAGACCAGCACAGAGCGAGGCTATCGCTGAGTTAAAGTCAGGTATTGATAATGGGCAAAATAAACTTGTGGATAAGTCCAGGGAGGAAGGGGCTACAGAACTTATTATTAAATTGTTTGCTCTTTATTGGAAAGTTTGTCCGCAGGAAGCTTTTTTGATTGGTTCACGTGCTGCGGAGTTTGTAGATGCTGGAGTAGAAGTTTCAAAAGGACAGTTGATAGGGGTGCATAAATGTCTAATGCACAAGCTGGTTTATGCAATAATCCATTGGCCTAAATGGATGCAACCAAACTTTCTTAAAACTTATATGCGTACAGAAAATTTGGACAACGGGAGTGTTATTTATGGACAATCCTGCAATGAGAATTTTGGGGCTGGAGATAGATGTAGGGCTGTTATGGTTGATGAGCACGGACGTATGGAACATAGAATAGCTGCTTCGATTATAGACAATTTGCCTGATGTAACAAAATGTGTGATTTATAACTCTACTCATTTTTATGGAATGGGCCACCCTTACGCAAAACTACTTAGCAGTACTCAGATTGATGTCGTTGTACTTCCTTGGGAGAGAAACCCTGAAAAGAATGAGGGAATATATCGTTCACCTTCTTATGATGTGATTGAGATTAGAGATATTGATTATTATAAAAATATTTGTCCAGAGGCTTTTGAAAATATAAAGTCAATGGAACCTTTTAAGTTAAGTTCTTTTACCAAAGAAATGCTAACACTTCCAGAGGAAGCTGCTGAAAAACTTAAAAGCATAAGTTTCATTGCTGACGGAGGTGATGCCAACGATGGAGGCTGGCGTTCAAAATGGTATGATGCAGAGGAGAAAAAAAGAACACGGCGGGGAATGGCACAGAATGTTGACCGAAACCCAATGGGTTCAGGTGCGATGTTTTTCTCTCCTGCCAATTTACGGAGAATAAGATTAGAGACTATTCGACCTGCAAATTAAAAAACCATATACCAAGAGTAACAAACCCACATTTTAAAGAAGGTGGTCGTGGGAGATTCAGATGGTGGGGTAATTTAATAAAAGGAAGGCCCGACCAAACACACAATTATATGGTGCTTTGCGATATTGCAAGGGGGACTGGAGCATCAAACTCTGTAGCACAGGTTGTAGATGTGAACACAGGTGAGCAAGTTGGTATTTGGGTTTGTCCCAACACTACGCCGGACGCTTTTGCAGACCAGGCTGTAGCAGTATGTAAGTGGTGCGGAGGCCCATCAAGAGAGGCTTATTTGATTTGGGAATCAACAGGGCCAGGAGGGGCTTTTGACCAGAGACGCAGGAGACTTGGTTTTACTTTTGTTTATCGCACAGTAAATGAGAGAGGCAAAACCAGGAAGAAGAAACAAACCTATGGTTGGGCCAGCGGCAGAACACAGAAGTTTGACTTACTTCAAGAACTTGACTTGGCTTTAGCCAGAGGATTACAGACAAAACCAAATGATAAGTTTTTGATTATACATGATGAGAGAACTTTAACAGAACTTGGAACCTATATTACTTTTGAGAACAAAACAATCGGGCCTTCTGGTTTGTCGGATGATGAGGATTCTGGTGCGGAGGCCGGACACGGGGATAGAGTGATTGCTTTGGCTCTGGCCCCATTAGCTATGAAGGAACAACCAAAAGCTGCTATGGTGGTGGAGAAAAAGATGCCAAGAGGTTGTTTTGCTTGGAGGCGTGCTCAACGTGAAAAGGCATTGAATCGAGTTGATGCTAATAGAAAGTTTTTGCAATAATATGGATAATAAAAAAGTAAAAAAAATCAAAGACGTACATGATGTAACTTTTGATTTACATGAGTATAATATCAATATTCAAACAAGGGAGATTTTTCTACATCCTTATTATCATGTGGACGGGGCGGCAGAAGGGGACCAAGATGAGTTGGATTTTCGAGAAGCAGTAACTTTTGTTAAGAACTTATCGTTATTAAATGCTAATGGCAAAGATAGCATTCTTATTCATCAGGAAAGTGCTGGTGGTAGTTGGAATCATGGGATGGCTATATTTGATGCCATAAAATCTTCACCATCCTTTGTAACTATGTTAGCTTATGCTCACGCAAGGTCAATGTCAAGTTTAACCTTACAGGCTGCGGATTTAAGAATACTTATGCCTAATTGTGATTTTGTTATTCACTATGGTTTTTGGGCTGTTGAGGACCGAGTGAAAGCTGCTTTAACACAGGCAGATTATGAGAAGAAAATTATAAAGAATATGCTTGATATTTATGTGTCAAGATGTGATAAGGGAAAATATTTTAAAGAAAGAGACATGTCAAAGTCAGCTGTTCTTAATTTTATAAAACGTAAGATTTTGGATAAAGGGGATTGGATAATGTCGGCGGCAGAAGCTATAAATTACGGTTTTGCTGACGGTATATTGGGAAAAGGCAAGTATAAAACTTTAGAGAAAATAAGATAATGGCAAGAGTTCAAAATACAAATAACGTAAGGCCATTCGTAGTACGTGTTCAGGAAGCTGTTAAGAAATGGGAAGAAGTAGTTAAGACACCTTTACAGCATAGAAAAATGATGTTGGACCAATGGGCCTCAAATTTCTATGCCAGGGATAAAGTTGAAGGGCATTTGTTAAATCTTACTGACAGGGCTGTTAGTATTATTGTGCCTTACCTTTCGATGAATAACCCCAAAGTTTTGGTGCGGAGTAAAATTCCACAACTACGTCCTTGGGCATATACGACAGAGTTGGCAATAAACCATTTGATGACCGAGATTCGGTTTGCAAAATATTGTTTACGTCCTGCAATTTTTAACTCTATGTTTGGTATGGGAATAACAAAGACAGGGATTATGAAAGCGGAGGAAGTAGAGTTTAACGGATATTTACACGATATAGGTCAGATTTACACAGACGTAATAGATGACTCAGACTATATTGGTGATGTGTCTGCCAGAAACAGAGAGAACTTTGAGATAGAAGGCCATTACTACTATCTACCAACAGCTTACGCGAGGGAGTTTTTTGGAATTAAACATGCGGATGCAATAAAACCAACACATAAACTACATGGAGACGAAAGTCCCGACCTTATATCGAAACCAGGTTTACTATCAAGCGATTTTCATACTCTGCGAGAATGGACCAGATTTATAGATATATGGCTTCCAGACGAAGATACTGTTATTACTATTTTACCAGAAGGTTACAGGCATATCTTACGGACTGTTGAGTATGATGGTCCCGAAGGTGGGCCTTTTGATGTGCTATCATATAAGCATTTTCCAAATTCTCCGATACCAATACCTCCGGCTTGGGGCTGGACAGACTACGATACGGCTGTAAATATTCTTGCTAATAAGATGAGAACACAGGCAGAGAATGAAAAGACGGTTACGGCATATTCTGGAGAGGCTGCTGATGACATGGAGAACGTTGCTGCTGCAAAGGACAGGGCAACTGTAAGAGTCAATGATGTAACAGCAATGCAGCAGGTCCAATTTGGTGGGGTCAATCCAGACAGCTATGATTGGGTAGGTTATCTTGAAAGTCAGTTCTCTATTAGTGGAGGAAATCTTTATACGATAGGTGGTCGGGGAGTTCAGGCAAAGACATTGGGCCAGGAGCAGATGCTACAATCCAATGCTTCCAGAATTTTAGAGGATATGGTTGTACAGGTTCACGACTTTACAGAATCTATTATGAGGAAGTGGATGTGGCGGATGTGGTCAGACCCATTGATAAATATGCCGGAAGTTAAACGTATTCCAGGTGTAGTAGATTTAGATGTTGTTTTTGACCAAGCTGCTAAGGAGGGGGACTTCCAAGATTTTTCATTTAGCATCGAACCCTACAGTATGCAACGCTATTCGCCCACGTTGGAATATCAAAAAACGATGAACTTTTTAACGCAGTGGATATTACCAATTAGTCAGATGGCATCACAGCAAGGTGTTACGCTTGACATAGATGTTGTTACGAAGGACTTAGGGCGTTACTTAAATATCCCCAATCTTTCAGATTGGTGGAAATCAGCAGTGCCAGACCAGGCGGCGGGTCTTAATCCTTATCAACCACTTCGAGGAACTGTAGTACCAAAAGGAAGTGGAGTACAAGACGGGCGATTTGGTGATAACGATAAAGGTAGTCGAGAAGCAAATTTAGGCCAACAGCAAGCAAGAGCTTTTGGTCAGTCAAGTAAGCCGGTGGAATAATGAACTACGTTTTATTAGTAATGCTTATTGCTACAGGAGTATATGACCTTTATTTAGTTTTTAAGAAACATCCTACTTTGAGTCAGCAATACCAGAAATTACTACCTGGGTGGGCAGACCTTATTATCTTTAGTGTGGCTATATGCTTCTTAATAATGGGGTTCCCTTGGATGGATTGGCGGCTAAAGGTGGTAATGGCAGGCATAATTGGGCATATTGTTTGGTCGAATCGGGAGCGTTATGAGAAATAGTTTAATTGCGTTATTTATGATGTTTATACTGGTCGCGGGCTGTCAAGCAACGTCAAGAGTAGAAATTCCTATTCCTGGTGATGGTGTGAAAATTATTACTGGTCAAGCTGCTGTTGATTATGTTGAAAACCTAAAACCTACCAGTGCTAAACTTAATGAGGTAGTCCCAACACTTACTACATTTATTTTGATTGGTGGTTTAGCGTTTTGGGGTTTCACAAGGAGTCGCTATGGTTGGGTAGTGCCTGCCAGTGTGATAGGGGGTATTGTTTTTATCACAGTATTTACCAAGTGGGCGGATTGGATTGCTTTTGGGGTGTTAGCAATCGCTTTGATTGTTTTAATATATAAGGCTGTGGAGTATAAAAGGGAACGTGATGCAAAGTCTGTGCAATAACTGTCGAGTATCGTACTGTCCCACAAAGCGGAAGATAAGATTGTTATCTGCCAAGGAACGGCGGCAGTGGGTGATGTTTAGTTGTAAGTATTTTAAGGAGCGTGAATTTGCCTGTCAAAAGTAAGGCACAAGCAGGGTTTCTCGGTGCAGAATTAGCTCGTAAAAGGGCTGGCAAGAAAACCAAAACCAAGATGACTGAGGCTCAGTTGTCAGAATATCTTGAAGGCAGTAAGGTAAAGAAATTACCTTTACGTGCGAAGAAGAAAGTATTGCGAAGGAAAAAGAAATAATGGCTAAAAAGTTATTCAAGAAAAAGATTAAGTTAGGTTACAAAGAAAGGCCCATAGAGGCAGATAAGAAAGAAACATACTATCCTTCTATGTGGATAAATGATACCGACTTACCTCTTGAAGCAGAGGATGTGGGTAAAACTTTTACTGCTCAAATAAAATTGGAGGTTGTTGGTGTTGACTCGCGTGCCGACTCTAAGGGCAAAAAGTTTGATTACCATTTTGACGTTA